ATACCACAATAATTACTTGAATTAAGCGCAAGTTGAAGCGAAGATATTACAAAAATATCAGGTGTGAATGAAGAATTACTCGGCGCAGCGACTGACGATAAGAGCGGTATACTCTCCATGCTGCGCCAAGGAGCAGGACTTACGACATTGCAAACTATCTTCGACAAGCTCGATTATACTCAGCGATTGTATGGGAAAATACGCCTACAAGCAATTCGGAAAAACTTCAGTAAGGGTAAAGTACGTAATATCCTTGGTCATGAAGCAGATTCAAGATTCTGGACAAGTCACAGCCAAAAGTATTCCATTGCTGTCGAAGAGGGTAACTATTCAACTAGCCAAAGGCAAATGGAGCTCCAACAATTACTTCACTTTAAAGAATTGGGGATCGGTATCGCCGACAAATCAATCTTACGAGCAGCTTTTATCACAAACAAGCGAGAAGTTATTGCCGATATGGAAGAACAAAATCAACAACAACAACAAATGCAACAATCACAAGCACAACAACAAGCCCAAGTAGATCAAAGTAAGATTATGGCTACAATGGCAAAAGCTCGTCTTGATATGGCTAAAGAACAAGAAAGCTATGCTAAAGTAGAAGATCTACATGCTGATTCTGATCATAAGCGTGCTCAAACAGAATTAGACCTTGTTAAATCTATGGTAGAACTTGAATCTTTAGATCTAGAAATGATTGGTAGATCTTATGAAATTGCTATGGCAATAAAAGGTCAAAATACACAAAATACAGAAAAAACAGCCCTGGCAGGCTAAGGAGTATATATGGCACATAGCAAAGAGGCTCATGCTAAAAAAAATGCAATGGGTCAATTTAATGAAGGTCATCATGAAAAGAAAATGGAACCATTATCTTATGCAGATGGTAAATATACATCTGGTGAAATGGAGAATCCAGAGCACCTAAAGAAATCTGTAGATATGTTAGCTGCTTATGCAAGAAAGCATAAAATGAACTATCCTTAATAATTTAAAAGGAAGCTAAACCGTAAATATAGCTCGCTAGTCGGCAGCTAGAGGCAGCGTCGTAATAGGGATATCGCTAGCAGAGAATACCTAACGTAAAAGCTAGGGTTGGCCTGGATTTACCTAGACTAAAATAATCCAGGACGTATTTAAAGGATATATTATGAAAGAATATTCATCGGCATTTTTTTATAAATCAGAAAATTATACTGGTCCTATTGCTATAAATATGCAAGTTTCAAAAGAATTTGATGCATATCATAAAAATTTAGTCATTCAGATAAATTTAAATAAAGAATTAATGGAGGATTATGAAAAAAAGACACCATGCACCTGATTATTTAAAGAATAAAGATGCTGATGTAATTCCTAAAGGATGGGGATCATCCGAATCAAACAAACAATGGGAAATTGATGTAGGTTCAAGCGTGTTTCCGAAATATGGTGATAATCCTAAAGATGCTTTTCTTGCAGGTAATGGTAGAGTAAGACCTCAACCACATAAAATGATAAATGAGACAGATCACTAATGGATATCACTCAAGAAATGAAAGATCAAGAAAAAATCATTGAATTATTAAAAGAAATTATTCAATTACTTAATTTAATACAAAGAAATACTTTTCCCGGTCATTAATGAAACTTAGAAAAAGAAAAACAGCCGGACAATTAGCCCATAAAGCAGCATCTGACACAACGAAATATAATGCTCTTGAAGTTGGTTACGCTATGACCGATGATGTCATGGAACAAATTCGTATATGTATAAATAACCATAATTCAATAATCGATGAGAATGAATATTGCATTGTCCGAGTTATTGCAGGAGATCCACTTATTTCTAATGCTAGACGATTTAAATATTATGCCTGGATGTATTTACCTAGTCCAAGACCTAATCAAGCGGTTTTTTTATATAATAAGACAAAGAATTCTATCCGAAGATTATGGGTATTGCCATCGGATGCGGTGATGGCTGAACTTCATGAGTTATCTCATGTTAATAAAAGATATCAAACTATGAAGATTTGGACGGATGCCTTCTATAAAACATGGAAGTTCATTCCATATAAGGGAATGGGTCAACATCTGACAAAAGGAGTTATTCAAACAAAATATATTAATTTTAAAGGGGAATTGACTGATTCACCGGGTGAATTTGTCAATACTGATCCAACTAAGTTCTGGGAATTCATCAGACATATGCATGATATAGACATGCTTTCAGAACATGAATATTTTCTAGCTCATCGCGAGGAACTTATCAAGGCAGGTTGTAAGATCCCTGATTCTAACTTTTCCGATGCCTTTGATTTTAGTAAAATCTCTGTCAAACAATTCGTAGACTCGCAAGATTCCATTATCGATTAAGACTTTTTCAGTCTGTTTCTGAAGGCATAATACGCCAATTGGCATATCGCCAGTCATATAATGAACCATTTTTCTATAATTTTGTAGACTTTCAAGAAGTTTCTTGTTAATTTTTTTTATATCAGATTTTTTTAATTTTAAATCACTCATGGAGAGCCTTTAATGAATCCAGTAATACAAGAAAATATCCCAGAAAAAGTTAATGAACAACAAAAACAATCTAATATACCACAAATTCAACCTAATGTACAAGAAGCAATCAATATCAATAATAATCAATCCGAAATGGATAGAAAATCTTCACCACCAATTAAGTCAGAAGAAAATCAAGCAAACTGGAAAGCTTTCAGAGAACAGAAGGAAGTTGAAAGAAAAGCTAGAGAAGCCGCAGAAAAACGGGCAATAGAGAAAGCAGCAGAGGCCGAAGCTCTTAAAGCGGCATTAGAATCGGCTATTTCAAATAAATCATCAAATAATAGACATCAATATGACGATGATCGCGAAATATCTGAAACAGAAGAAGAACGTATTGATAAACGCGTTAAAGCTATACTAGCAGAAAGAGAAATTCAATCAGAAAAAGAAAAACAAGAGCGCGAAAGACAATCTCTACCTGATAAAATGACTCAAGTTTATCCAGATTTCAATAAAGTATGTAAGACAGAAAACTTTGATTATCTTGAATATCATCATCCCGTCATTTATAATGCTTTGAAAAATAGAGGAGATTCTTTTGAATCTTGGTCACAGATTTACCAAGCCATTAAGCAATATGTTCCTAATTTAGATGCTAAACAAGATTCACACAAAGCAGAAAAGAATCTTATGAAACCGCAATCTATTTCATCTCCAGGGAATACACAAGGTGGAAATGCTATGCCATCAGCTAGATTAGATGAGGCACGTAAAGCAGAGAATTGGGCTAGGATGCAACGTACATTGAAAGGATTAAGCTAATGAAAAACTTTGAATATACTGAAAATGATTATCAAGAACTAGAAGCAGCGTTGATGAGAAGCAATGCTGTATCTTACGGAAGGCCTGACCAATATCAATATTATCAAAATGAATTATCAAAACATATAGCTTCGTTTCTTCTTAGACCATATAGGATGAAGAAGATGGAAGAAAAGAAAAATCAAGATAATGATGAAAAAACTTGAAAGAAATAGGAATATTTTTATTTTTTATATTTCTATTGTTATAATAAAAATAAACAAAACAAAACCCAACGTAACACAAAAAAACCCAAATTAACATAACTTAAATTAATATATTTCATTTAATTGATATCACTAAGGATAGAATTCATGGCTTGGGTTAATAATGAAAGTACATGCATGCTATGGCCCAAGTCATTTTTTTCTTTTTTGCTTAAACAATCCAAATCCACATTCATAGCACATTGTTTATCTCTATTCAATTGATTAAAGCATTTCTTTTTTCGTATATCAATTTTGTGCTTTATTTTGTTTGCTGGAAGTATTTTTAATCCATCATCAACAACTGATTGAGTAGATTTATAACCCTGTTTTTCTAAATATTGTTTTAACTGAATTAAAGGTCCAATAAATACCCATGGTTTATTAGGAATATCTTCGATATCCAAGGCTTTTTCAATAATATTTTTAGGAATAAATTTATCATATTCTATCCAACCTTGATTTTTCAAGAAAACGAATGCATCTTTAACTTTTTTCATATATAATCCTGATTAAAAAAATAAACAAAACATAACTTATCATACCCAAATTCAACCCAACCCAACTAAAAAAAACTTAGGAACTTAAAAATTAATAGACAAAACATAACTCACATCAACCCGACAAAGGAATTAATAAGATTATACACAAAACGTAACACAACTTGCATAAACTCAACTTAACGTAACGTAACGTAACTAAACTTAGGAATTTAAAAATTAATAGACAAAACAAAACGTAGAATAACTCAACATAACCGGTCACAGCCCAACTAAACTCAACTTAACCTAAGTATATTCTTTAAGCGCTTCCAACGTAAAACGGCCATATGTTCCCGTTGCTTTCTCTGGTCTAAGTTCACAAAGACCAAATTCAAAGCCAGCGGTATCTATAATACGTTTTAATTGCTCAATGGAAAGCAATTCGGTGTTTAAATATAAATCAAACTTCACTTCCCACTTATTGAAAATAGGACGCGTTCGTACAATGCGAGCTCTATTAACAACAACAGTCTCAGCAAAGACATGTAATTGCTCATCGTTTTTATTGACAATTTGCCATAACTGCTCGCTATTCTTTCCTTCATAGCCAATTAATGGAGTGCCTATAGCACAATCAATAGTCAAAGCCTTTGTACATTTTCCAAGTTTAAACTTCTTCGCCGCAGCTTTAAAGCATCCTGCTAAGCATTTTGCCGGCATATATATACCAATATCCTCTTGATAATATAGACCTCCTTCGAATTCAATGCGGGCCATCGCAAGATAATGTTCATCCTTTTTATCTCGAATTTTCGTAATCTCTTTAAGTTTTTTTGCCAATGGATTCATAGGGTTGCATAATCTATCACTATGCATAATTAATGGAGATAATGATTTTAAATGGACTTTATATTTCTTTAATGTATTCATTTTGCTTCTTCTCCTAAGTTGAAAAATAATATTAAAGCGAAATCGAGAAAATAAAGCAAAAGATTTTTCACATATAAGATTTATTCATTTACATATAAAAATTTAATTTGCTATTTTGAAATTAGCTGATTCTTGAGCTTCGCTAGCTCTCGGCCGATTTCATACCTCGCCAGTATGGGCAGATATTTACTGATTCGCCATCAGGACGTATTCAACCTATTGTTGAGGTATAATCATGTCCTTTCCTACAGGTATTACAAATATCCAAAATATGGCCCCCGAGCTTCCTGTGCAAGCAGCTGAAGACTTATTGTCTACGCCAATGTTTAATCTTATCCACTCTTTTGGTGTGGATTTACATCATGCCGAAGCTTATATCGGTAAAACTACACGTATGTCACGATTTGAACGCCTTTCTACTGACGGTGGTCAGCTTGATGGTTCTGGTATTGATCCCGCCTCTGAAGTTCCGGTTCGTACCGATATCGATGCTACAATGGAAGTTTATGCTAAATCCATTGCAGTCAATGAGCAATTAGTATTATGGGAAAACTCAAAAACTCTTACAAAGTTCACAGCATTGCTTGGACAGTGGTTAAGAGAAAAAGAAGATCTACTAATGCGCGATCTTTTCAGTTCTAGCGTATCCTATATTAATGCAACAGGTGGCACTAACGGCGATCAACCAAGTAACATCTCATTGAATGATGTAAACAATATAGAACAAATTTTACTTGGTAATGATTCTCGTACTATGCTTGTAAGCATAGATGCTCAAAATAAATTCAGTACAGGTCCTACCCGTGATGCTTTTATTGCATTGGCTTCAACTAATTTAACTTCAGATCTACAGAGAGTACAAGGAGTACTTTTAAAAGCAAATTATCCTTCACAAGAAGGTTTGAGACCAGAAGAATATTGCTCTATTTCTCGTTTCAGGTTCTTTGTTTCTTCAAAAGCTGCAAGAACTCCAGGTGTTTCAACAAAGGGAAATACCGTCTATACAATCCCTATGTATGGTTTGGAAGCAGCAGCAAAAATTGAACAAAATAATTATACAGCCATCATTGGTTATCGTCCTCCTTGGGTTGTATCATCTGTGGCTCAAAATAGCCAATTGTATGCGAAGTTTGCGATTGCTAGAGCGATTACAAACCAAAACTGGATTTCTGGTTTAAACGTAACAACATTCCAAGCTTCATAAGGAGATATCATGCCTTTTACTATTGTTACTCAAGGTACTTTTACACAGCCTGCAACTGCTGTTAATCAAATAATTCCTCTTCCTTCCGGTGCGGATTATTTCAAAACTATTAACTATACACAGATGAATCTACAGGGTTCTGTATGTGTAGGAGGTGAATGGTTTGGTGGTGGTATTTCTGCTATTAATGACGGGATCAGATGGAGAAAAGCCGGATCTAATGTCATTAATATGGATTTATTTTCCACTTCTACAGCATCTAATGGCTTTACATATGTTACAAGCTTTCCTGCACCACAGGCAGCTTTAACAGGTACGACTATTACTAATGCCAGCCCCGCTGTAGCTTCAGTAGTAAATACTTATTCTAATGGCGATACTGTAGTTATTTATAATAGCACTGGCGCTCTTATGTATTCAGGTATGACATTTACTATTTCCAGCGTTTCCGGTTCTGGTTTTACATTGCTTGGTTTAAACACTCCAGGCTCCGCAGCTACAGCATTCCAAGTCCGAAGAGTTAATCAATTTACTCCTGTTGAACCTTCTTTCTTATTTGTGACCGCTATTACTCAAGCTACACAAGCTCAAGTAACAACTTCACAAATTCATAATTTGGTAGTAGGACAAAAAATTGAGTTCACTATTCCAGGATCTTTTGGAATGGTTCAGCTTAATAATTTCAATCAAGCACAAAGTAAACCTCCAATTGTTACAGCCGTTATCGATGCTTATAATTTCACAATTAATGTGAATACGACAAATTATACAGCATTTGCATTTCCTGCATCTAGTGGATCGCCAACGACTCCATTATTTGCTACTCTTGCACCTGCTGGACAAGCAACAACCTTTAATCCAATTACAAATGTTACTACTGGGTACAATTTTACAACGGTGCCCTTTCATTCCGGCGTATTCATTCCATATATGTACGTGCCCCAAGGCGCTAATTCGCCTGGAGGATCTGCTAACGATGTCATCATATGGCAAGCATTCAAGATGGAAACAGGCACCATAAATGCGCCTAATCCATCCTAATAATATTTAAAAACGGG